GACAAGGCCCCCATGAGGAAGCGGCCATGATGATCATCACGGTTCAGGTGGACGCGCCCACCGGCCAGGCCACCGGCATCAAAGAGGACTTGACCCTTTATCTGGAGAAGTTCGGGGATTCCAGGGTGGTATCCATCATCGAAAAGGGGCCGGAACAGCTTTCGATGGGCAATTTCGCTACGCATAAATAACGCTTCTGAAAAGGAGGTAAGAATTGATGACCAAAGATGAATGGAGGAAAGCCGAAGAAGCTCTCCAGCAGTTCTTTACCACGGTTAAGATCAATGCGGATGGCTATGAACTTATCCTTCGCTTGGAGCGCATTGGGACATATAAGAATGCGGTCATGGTCTACATCAATGGAGAATTCCGGGGGGAATGGTTGGCAAGGGATTGTGAAGAACGCAAGCGCTTCATGCACAAAAAGACGCGCTCCTTATTGTCTACCAAGGAAATGGCCAATTACAAAAAATTAACCAAGCGGCAGCAGAAAGAATTGGCTGAACGATACAACGACCTAAAATATGACAGCTATTCCCCACAGTGGCCGTCATTTGGATCTCTTAAGAGGCATTTAATCGCCAACAACAAGGATATTCAACTTATCCAAATCGGGTAGGGGCGCGGCCCCCGCCTTAATGCAGCCTCCCGCCAGGGAGCCGGTCACAAGCCCGCAAATGCAGAGTGAGGCCAATACGAAGGAGGTAGATTATGGCTTTAGAGACGTACCGCCAGCTGACCAAGGGTGGCGGCCTGACTATTCCCCGGCTGCTCCGGCAGGAGATGGGGGTGCATCCTGGAGATCCGCTGGAGATCTCCGTCAACGAGGAAGGGGCGCTTGTGATCAGCAAGCACCAGCCCAGCTGCCATATCTGCGGCAGTATGAAGTACATCGCCACCTACAAGGGCCTGTGCTTGTGCCGTGGGTGTCATATTAAGATGGGGGAGGCGCTGGACAATGCCTGAAGCAACGACGATCCCCCGCATCACGGATGAGCAGCTGCGGGCAGAGGTTGACGAATTCGCCGCCCTGACCCAACAGGCCGATGCCATCAAGGAGCGGTTGGAAACCCTGAAAGCCCACTTTGAGAAACGGGCCGTGGAAGATCTGAAGGACACCAAGATGAAGAGTGTGTCCTATTGGGGCAGCAGCAACTGCCGGGTGGTTGTCCAGACCAGTGAAACGGTGAAACCGGTATCGGTGACCATGATCCAAAGGGTGCTGGGCGATGTAGCGAAGGACTTTGTGAAGGAAGAAGTCACCACCAAGCTGACTGACCCATGTAAGCGACTCCTGGGCATGGTGTTCCAGGGCAACTACACCGAGGGAAGCTTGGACGAACTGATCAGTGCGATCACATCTGACGCCAAGATCCAAGCCACACTGAAAAAGCGCTTGAAGGGGCGCTGGGAGAAGGACACAGCGGCACTGATGAAGGTGGCCGGGCTTTCGGAGCAGGAAGCCAGCGACTATGCATACATGGCCGTCGAGGTCATCAACTGGGAATGGCTGGCCCAGGTGCTGAAGTCCGCAGGATGGGCTGGCAGTATTCAGGAGGCTATTGAGGTGATCCGGGCCGCTGTTATTGTGGATGAGAGTATCAAGGTCGGCATCGAGGTCGAGAAGTAGGAGGATTAACATGGCCGCCATCAATGCGCAGCAGATCAAAAAAATCTATGCCATCGGGAACGCCCTGGGCATTGTGGAACGGGGCAACGATAACGATGATCTCCATGCCATGGTGTCGGCCATGACCGGGAAAGGCTCCATTAAGGCCCTGTCTTACCAAGAAGCTGAGGAGATCATTGACCGCTTGCAGCGCCAGCAAGGTGGCCCGGCTCCCCGGAAAACCAAGCGGCAGCACCCGGAGCAGGCCGGAGGCGTCACCAGTGGACAGCAGAAAAAGGCGTGGGCGCTGATGTACCAGCTGCAGAGCTATGACCAGGTACCAAGCACCACGCCGCTGGGTGAACGCCTGTGCGCGATCATCAAGAAAGAATTTGGGATTGACGCCGGAACACAAACCCCCTTCATCTGGATGGACTTCAAGGCAGGAAACAAACTGCTGGAAGTTCTGAAGGGCTATGTGTCCACCGCCAAGAAGAAAGCGGGGGATCTTACATGAGCGGCGAGGCAGCGCTGACCATCCGGGCCAGCGATTTGAATGAAGAACAGCTGCAGCTGGCCGAGTTGATTGGCTTGGACAATTTCAAAAAGCTGGTGTTGACCTTCGGTGGGCTGAATCTTTACATCCCGAAGAAGGACAGCTTCAACCGTGCGGCCCGAAACGAAGAGATCCGCCAAAAGTTCACCGGGGCCAACTTCAAAGAATTAGCTGCAGAGTATGACTTGACGGAAGTTCAAATTCGGAGTATCGTTAGTGATATAGTGCGTGAAGTACGCGCCCGTCCCATAGATGGACAGGTCAATCTCTTTGAACAAGACTAATTCTAAAGCGCTTTATTTTTCACCTTACAAGATAGAGGGTATAGTGGTATCAAGATTACCGCTATACCCTCTATTTTTTATGCTCTAAAGGAGAGTTGAGATATGAATGGGATGACATTTGACGCTGGTACCTGGTGGCTGATTGGGCTACTGGCTACCGGCCTGATTGGAGCCGTGGTTTTTCTGATCAAGCGGACATTGTTCTCCCGTGTGGATGATCTGACCAAAGAGGTCAAGGAAGTACGAGATACCACCGTTAAGAAGGCTGACTATGAAAAAGCCGAGGAGCGGTTGGAAGCGGATATTGAGCAGATCAAAAAAGATTACACCCCCAGGAGCGTCCATGATAAGGCGTTTGATGAGGTCAGAGGCGATATTAAGAAAATCACGGAGAACTATCTCACTAAGGAAGATTTCTTCCGCGAACAGGCCAAGACCGAACGCAAGCTGGATATGATCCTGGACATTTTGATGAAAAAGGGAGGAAACGAGTAATGACCAACAACGACAAGCAGCGTCTGAAGGCTGGCAACTTCGTCCGCAACAATGGACGGGTACTGCGTACTATCAACATCCTGCGGCATAAGTACAATAAGCTGTCTGGCATCCAGAATGTGCTGGAGGAGGATGGCATCACCGAGGATGAGTTTCTGGACTCCGTGAATTTCCTGGCGCTGGAGGGTTACATCCACCTGCGGGATGTGGCAAACCAAAATGACGCATCGCTGTCTGATTGCCACTATGAAACCCTGGAGGGCAGACTGACCGGCAAAGGCATTCGGCTGCTGGCTGGCGGCATTGAGGACACCATGATTGAGGTGTAAGAGATGGCAAGGAGATCGAACAGAAAGCACAGCAAGATCGACGGTCTGGCTCCCGAACTGAAGGCTACGGTTGAGCAGATGCTGCTGTCCGATGCCACCTATGCCGAGATCGTGGATTTCCTGGAGGATAACGGCGTGAGCGTGTCCATCGCCAGCGTCTGCCGGTATGCCCAGGATTATGATGCCAACATTCAGGCCCTGGCAATTGCCCAGGAGAACTTCCGGGCCATGATGGAAGAACTGGAGCGGTATCCCGATCTGGATACTACGGAGGCCATTATCCGGCTGACCAGCCAGAATATGTTCAAGGCCCTGGCAAACACCACTGAGGAGGACTGGCAGGGCATCAAGGTTGACAAGATGATGAAGGAGGCCACTGGCCTAATCCGGGCGGCAGCCTACAAAAAGCGTGTGGAGGTTCAGAACCAGACGGATACTGAGGCCGGTCTGGATGCTGTCCGCAGCCTGGTGTTCGAAGCCATGGCCAAAGAGCGGCCTGATCTTTACGCCGAGGTAACGAAGTTCCTGGCCGCCAAGAAAGCGGTGGGATTAGAACAGGGGTGATGCTATGTGGTATGTGCTGCAGGTGAAAAGCGGTAAAGAGGAGGCGGTGGCCAGTTGCCTGACCGATAAGAAGGTTCTGGCCTATGTTCCCAGGGAGAACCGGCTGATCCGTAAAAACGGCAGCTGGGGCCAGAAAGAATACACCCTGTTTCCGGGGTATGTATTCCTGAACCTGGACTACACCGCCGAGAACTACTACATGGTGAAGGCCATACCCGGCGTTGTGCGGTTCCTTGGGCCGGACGGGCTGCAGCCTTCCACTCTGACCTATCTGGAGGCCGAGTGGATTAAGATGCTGGCAGGTGGTGGAAAGCCTCTGGAGCCTACCACGGCCCAGCTGACGCCGGAAGGCGAGGTCAGGCTGACCGAAGGAGTCCTTCGGAACTTTGTGAGCCGGATCGTGAAGATCGACAAGCACAGCCGCCGTGCCACGGTGGAGTTGACCGTGTGCGGCGAGAAAAAGACTATTCCCTTATCGTTTAATCTTTTAAGCGAATAACAGGAACTTGTTAATGGTTGGAGGTTGATGCGTCCCTCCCGCCGTGAGCGAGGGACACATTGAGTAAAGAACCGGGCAGAAATCGGGGGCCTGGGTGGCGAAGCGCACCCATTGGCCTGCGAAAATTGGCCTGGTTCTTTCAGTTGTTTTCAAATTACCGTTTAAGACCGCCAGAAACCCGTTTAAAAACGCCGCAAGGTCGAAAGGCGGGCAGACGGCCATTTTAGAAAAAGCCCCCGTGTGCGGCCTCTGTGGGCCATCTACGGTGGGGTGTCGGAGAGGAGGATACCATGAAGAAGAAAAATGGCGCTGCAGCGGCAACCCTCTTGGGTGCCATTGCGGAGGCCGAGGCAAAAATCACCGCCAACGAGGGGGAGGATTTAAACGCCTTAAAAACACTCTTAAAACACTTCCTGGATAAGGACACTACCCCGGAGCGTGTGGCTATTAAGCGTGAATATACCCTGGGCATCCCCCTGACCGGCCCCACCGGCATCCGGCGAAAGCTGGGGGCCATCGATCTGGAGTTTTTCGGGCGGGCTTATTTCCCCCACTATTTCAGCCGCCCCTCCCCGGAGTTCCATCGGGAACTGGATGCCATCTGGCAACAGGGCGTCCTGAAGGGAGATTTCCCTGTTACCCCAGCCAGAGTTAAGGCGATCAGCAGGCGGCCCGGTGTCCGGCGCGTGACCGCCGCCCCCCGTGGCCACGCCAAGAGTACCAACCTGACCTTCAAAGGGACGATGCATTCCACGCTGTACGAATACAAGCATTATCCCATTATCATATCGGACAGCAGCGAACAGGCCGAGGGTTTCCTAGATAATATCCGGGTGGAGTTTGAGGAAAACGCCGCCATCCGGGAGGACTTCGGAGATCTCGCTGGCAGCGTGTGGCGCTCCAATGTCCTGGTGACCAAGACCAACATCAAGATCGAAGCAATCGGCAGCGGCAAGAAGATCCGTGGCCGAAAGCACCGCAACTGGCGTCCTGATTTGATCATCCTGGATGATGTGGAGAACGATGAGAATGTCCGCACCCCGGAGCAGCGCAAGAAACTGGAG